TAGAAATTAGTAAAGAAACTTTTGATTTATTAAGATATCAAGATCCTAAAATAGTATGGGATTTATATTCTCCATTATCTATATTATGGCAAATTCAAGGTGATAAAGAAAAAACTTATACTGCTAATAAAAATAATATCGCTATACTTGAGCAAAGAAATAAATGGTACGGTTTTTCTAAATACCTTAAAGAAGATTATTTAAAATATTATTTGGGCTCATAAAAATCATTTCTTATATTTAGCCTAATGTACTGGCTAATAGAAGATAAAAATAATATTGAAACACTTTGTCGTATTAAATATGAAGTGGCTTATGTTGAAGTAATTCCTACATCACATAATTTACACCCTGTTGAAAACGAAATATGTGCTTTATATATCCGTCCAAAAGATAACTCAAAAGGATATATTATTCCAATTAATCATAGTGAAACTATAAATTCAACAATAGAGGATTGTTTAGAAGTATTAAATAGCATAAAATATATTTATGTAAGAGATAGAAAAGAATTTTTACATTATTTTGCTCTTAAACACTGCTACCAATACACCCCCTCCCCATATACGTATATACCTAAATTAACAACAGCCCATAACCATATTTACAACAAATACCCAGACAGACAAAATTTAAATGTAATAGTTCCAATTGTAAAACATTATGAGGTATGTGAACAAAATTTTGCTAACTTTAAAGAAAGAGAAATAAACCCGTTTTACAATAAAGCAGCACTTGTGTTTAATCAACTAGAACGAGCGGGTATAAAAGTAGATCAAGCTAAATTTGAACATTGTTTCGATAAAGAAGCAAACGAATTTATATACACACAATACAATTTAAATACATTAACAACACGTCCTTCAAATACATTTGGAGGAATTAATTTTTCAACTCTAAATAAAGACAATGGAGAAAGAGAATGTTTCGTTCCCCGTAACGATTTTTTTATTGAAATGGATATTTCTGCTTACCATCCTACCCTTCTTAGCAATTTATTGGGGTATACTTTTGACACTGATGATATTCACAGCCATTTCGCTCAAATGTATAACGTGGACTATGCCAGAGCGAAAGAGATCACGTTTAAACAACTTTACGGTGGGATTTGGAAAGAATACAGGGATATTCCGTTTTTTCAAAAGGTACAAGCGTATATAGATAATTTGTGGGATACTTTCAATTATGGAGGATATATTAGGTGCCCAATATCAAATCACAGGTTTATAAGAAGTGAAATGGAGGATATGAACCCTCAAAAACTTTTAAATTATGTTTTACAAAACTTGGAGACCGCAAATAATGTCCTTATACTATATGAAATATTTAAAATATTACAAGGGAAAAATACTAAATTAGTACTATATGTTTACGACTCGTTTTTATTTGATGTAGACAAAAATGAAAAAGAAATACTTGTACAAATATTAGAAGTATTTAAAAATAAAAATTTACAAGTAAAATTTAAAAAAGGTAACAATTACTACAATATAAAATAAGTTATGTACACATCAATTTTGACCCCCTTACCCAATATGTATCAACAGTACGATTTTGAATCAATCGACCTTAATTCAATGAATAATAGACTGTTTTGTATATTTACTTCTCTTGATGATTTAGATATTTTATTATCTGAATTAACTAAGAAATACGATATTTTATATAATAAAATGTTTGTGTTGCATGTTAAAAGTAACAACGAGTATGCTGTTACTTATAATGTGGACCAAGGAAATGTAAATGATATTCCTGAAAACACTATTTTAGTTCATAGAAAAAAAGAAACAAATTCTCTTTATACAATTAATGCACTTAATCAACTAATAAAAAGCTTAAACGGCGGTGTAGTTGATACTAAATTCACCATAAACTGGCAGCATTACAAAAATTGTATACTCCTCACCCAGCACAATGAGCTTAAACAGCTCAATACAAGAATTTTTAGAATAGTTGAAATTTAATTTGGCTATTTAATCAAGGTTTTTTATATTTTAAGTTGTAATCAATAAATAAATAAATCATATGGATTTAAGTCTAATCAAAAGTAAGCTAAATGCTTTACAAACAAATGGGCAAAAGAAAGAAAAAGTCGATTATTCGTTGACACTATGGAAGCCCAAAGCCGAAGGCAAGTATGAGATTCGAATTGTACCCTCAAAATTCGATAAAAAGAACCCGTTTAAAGAAGTGTATCTTCATTATGGGTATTCAAAATTCCCAATCTACGCGTTAACAAATTGGGGTGAAAAAGATCCAATCGTAGAATTTGCAAAACAATTACGAGGAACAAATGATTCTGACAATTGGAAACTAACTAAAAAGTTAGATCCTAAAATGAGAGTTTTTGCACCTGTTATTGTTCGTGGTGAAGAAGACAAAGGTGTTCGTTTATGGGAATTTGGTAAAGAGATTTACCTACAATTACTAGCTCTTGCAGAAGATGAAGATTATGGGGATTTTACAGACATTAATGAAGGATTTGACTTCACATTAGATGCTGTAATAGGTGATATTGGTGGACGCCAAGGATTGAAATCATCTATTCGCCCAAAACGAAAAAACTCACCGTTAGATAAAGATGCTTCTCAAATCGAATTCTGGTTAGAGAACCAACCAGATATTCTTGAACTACAAGAAAAGTATAAAAAATCATTTGATGATTTAAAAGTGATTCTTCAAAATTTCCTTGATCCTGAGGAAGAAGAAGATACTCTTGCTCCTGGAACTACAGAAACTATTGAAGATGAATTGGACGCTGAACCAAAATCAAACTTTAGTTTATCTGCTAAAAAGGATGTTAAGAAACCGGTAGACAAATTCGATTCATTATTTGATGATGATGAAGATGCACCATTTTAATTAAGCGAAATAATTTATGGCTAAAACAAGAAAATCGCTAACAGAGGCGGCGGACAGAGAACTGAAAACCGCCTTTAGTTTAGACAAATTTAAAGCAAATAAGGGTTTAGCGTCTAACGTTAAATTTAAGGAGCAAAAATGGGTACCGTTTTCATCTGCGTTACAAGAAGCATTATCTATTCCTGGGATTCCTCTAGGACATGTTTCAATGGTTCGAGGTAAAAGCAATACAGGTAAATCAACTACAACTATTGAAATAGCAGTTAATGCTCAAAAGATGGGAGTATTACCGGTATTGATCATTACTGAGATGAAACATGATTGGAATCACTGGAAAACCATGGGGTTTGAAATAGAAGATGTTGTCGATGAAGAAACAGGTGAAATTACTGATCATACCGGGTTCTTTATTTATCGAGATAGAAGCACACTGAATTCAATTGAAGACATTGCAGTTTTTATTATTGATCTTTTAACTGAACAAAAGAAAGGTAACTTACCATACGATCTGCTTTTCATTTGGGACTCAGTAGGTTCAATTCCTTGCGATATGAGTATCGAAAAAGGATCAAACAACCCAATGTGGAATGCCGGAGCTATCGCAACTCAATTCGGAAATTTTATTAATCAACAGATTGTAATGTCCCGTAAAGAAAGCTCTAAATACACTAACACTCTATTTATAGTAAATAAAGTAGGTGTAGCCCCAGCATTAACTCCCATGTCTCAACCTAGAATGACAAATAAAGGAGGAGATACATTTTATTATGACGCTTCACTTTGTTTGACATTTGGTAATGTTACAAACGCTGGTACATCTAAAATTAGTGCTCAAAAAGACAAAAAGAAAGTTGAATTTGCATTACGTACTAAAATTGCTTGTGATAAAAACCATATTAATGGTATTACAACGCTAGGAACTATTGTTAGCACAGTACATGGATTTATTCCAGATAAACCAACAGCGGTGGATAAATACAAAAAAGAACATTCACACGAATGGACAGATATCTTAGGACAAGGTGAATATAATGTCATTGAAGATAACTCAGAATGGGATGAAAAAACACCTACACCGGATTTATTTGAAAACGAAGATTAAGATATGAGAAAAGACCTCTTAGACCTCCTCAATAATGTACAGAAAGATGGAGAAGAATTACCAACATATGAACGTTACTTATTAATAGATGGATTAAATTTATTTTTTAGAAATTTTAGTGCTATAAATACTATAAATTCAAATGGAGTTCATATTGGAGGTCTAGGAGGGTTTTTTCGTTCTTTAGGTGCTTTAATTCGTACTATTAACCCAACACAAGTTTATGTTGTATTTGATGGAGTAGGTTCTTCTAACCATAGAAAAAACATTATTCCTGAATATAAATCAAATAGAAGTATAACTAGGGTTACTAAACATGAATTATTTGAAAGTTTAGAAGAAGAAGATGAATCAAAAGTAGACCAAATTGTTCGAATTATCCAATACTTAAAAACACTGCCAGTTAAAACTGTATCTTTACCTCGAGTAGAAGCAGATGATATTATTGCTTATTTAAGCAGTACACTTCCAACACAACCAGAAGATAGAGTGTTTATAGTATCTAGTGATAAGGATTATTTACAGTTAGTTACTGAACAAGTAATTGTATATCGGCCTATAGAACGAGAGTATTACACAGAAAATGTTGTTAAAGAAAAATTCGGAGTTGATCCTTCTAATTTTCTTTTATACAAACTACTTCTAGGAGATAACTCGGATGGTATTACTGGGATTAAAGGTTTAGGTCCTAAAGGATTGCTTAAAAAATTCCCCGAGTTAGCAATTCAAGATGTTTCATTTGATGATCTGTTAGATATTGCTGAGTCTAAATTGAAAGAACATGTTGTGTATGCAAGAGTATTACATGATGTAGAAAATTTAGAAAACAAATACAAAGTAATGGATTTATCTAATCCCATGATGACAGACCAGGACAAATCATTTATAGATAAATTTACCCAAAATACACCATTAAATTACTACCCAGCTGAATTCATCAGTATGTGTAATGAAGATCAATTAGGAAATTTAATTCGAAATGTAGATGTTTGGGTTAAAGATATCTTTAAAGATTTATTGGAAAAACAATAATAAGTTATTATATTTAAATAAAAGTTATAAAAAATGACGTTACAATCAATAGAAGAATATGGGGCAGACTTTCAAATCAAAGTGATATCTTCATTACTAACACACAAAGAATTTCTTGTAAACATACATGACATTTTAGATGAAGAACATTTTGGAAATCAAGCGCATAAATGGGTTATTAAAGAAATTTTAAATTACTATCAAAAATATCACACTTCACCTACTATGGAAGTTTTAAAGGTGGAAATGAAAAAACTTGAAAATGACGTTTTAAAATTATCTGTTAAAGAACAATTACGAGCCGCTTATCAAGCTGATATTAGTGATTTAGAATATGTTCAAGAAGAATTTTCTACGTTTTGTAAAAACCAACAACTTAAAAAAGCATTATTAAATAGTGTAGATTTGTTAAAAGCTGGAGATTATGATTCAATCAAAACAATGATTGAAAACGCAATGAAAGCAGGCCAAGATAAAAACATAGGCCACGAGTATAATAAAGATGTTGAATCCAGATATAGAGAAGATAATAGAAAAACAGTTCCTACACCTTGGCCTGAAATAAATGAATTACTGCAAGGTGGATTAGGGAATGGAGATTTTGGCCTTATATTTGGTAACCCAGGCGGTGGTAAATCTTGGTCATTAGTTGCTTTAGGAGGATTTGCAGTTGAAAATAATTATAATGTTTTACATTATACTTTAGAGTTAGGTGAGGATTATGTTGGAAGGAGATATGACTCTTATTTCACTCGTATTCCTGTAAATCATATTTTAGAACATAGAGATAAAGTAGAACAAACAGTTCCTGATCTAGAAGGTGAATTAATTATCAAAGAATTCCCAACAGGTAAAGCAACAATTAGTACAATTGAATCTCATATTAAGAAAATTATATCATTAGGAATCCAACCAGATTTGATTATTATTGACTATGTTGATCTTCTTTCATCAAAAAGAAAATCTACTGATCGTAAATTTGAAATAGATGATATTTATACAAGCACAAAAGGATTAGCACGTGAATTAAATCTCCCTATATGGAGTGTGTCACAAGTTAACCGTGCAGGATCAAAAGATGATATTATTGAAGGTGATAAAGCAGCCGGATCATATGATAAAATGATGATTACGGATGTAGCAATATCTCTTTCAAGGAAAAAAGAAGATAAAGTAAGCAATACAGGTAGATTCCATATTATGAAAAATAGATACGGTA